CAAACTTTCTTTTTGATAAAATTCTCTAACCCACCAATGTTCTTTATTACCTGTATTAGGACTAGCTAAAGCTTTTTCTAATAAAACTTTATTATTTGGAAAATCTTCAACAACATAGTGTTTGATTTTATGGTTCCATTTAGCATACCTGTCTTTATTTTGTTCATAAAATAAAGGTTTTGGTTTTCCATTAAAAGTTTCTTTTGCTTCTACCAATACAAATTGATCAACATAATTATTTAAAATATTTAATCGTATTTCTAATAAATCTAATTCATCAAAAAAATAAAAACAATCATAAATTTTCATAAATTTTTGTTCTTTCTTTATATTCTTCAAATTCTTTTACACACTCTTCATACGAAGAGAGTTTTCCGTCTCTGTCAACATATGTATATCCTCGGTACATATTATATCCACACGACCAATAACCATCAGAAATGTTATGCCGACCCCAGTATTTTGGAGCCAATACATATTTTAATGTCTTACTTGTTAATGTTGCAAAATATGGAAAACTTGAATTAGAGGAAATTAAATAATGTGCATTTTTAATTATTGTGTAATCATTCCATAATTCTGAATGAGTTACATAAAATGTAGGTGGAAAGAATTGTTTAGCACAATCTGGATCATCAGTCACTACAACAAATTTAAATTTTGGATTAATAGCCATCATATGATTTACAGAATCAATCCAATACTGAGGTCTTAAGAAAAAATCAGAAACTCCTTTATATTCTCCTCCACGAAAAGCCAATATGCAGGTATCTGGATCAGAAAATGTATAATTGTCTTTATCAGAGTTTATTTTTAACCAATCACAAATTTCATCTTTTCGGTGAATAATTCTATTTTCAGATTGAAAAATACCATCAATTTTAGTATTGTCTTTAATATTTTCTAATTCTGGATCATCTATGGTAATGTTAGATCTATTTGGCAATACATGCCAATGTTCTTTATAATAATGATCTATAGTTGATGCAAGTTGTGTTGGTGGACCGCCTTCTGGACCAGCCCCACCTACAACAGATTTTCCAAAATCTAAATTCATAAATTCAGAACCTTTGAATTTTTGAGGATTCATTATACCAAAATCAAAACCTTTATCCTTGGCTATTACTCTTGTAGTGACATAGCAGGCTAATTGGTTTCCAAACCCTTGTCCATTATAAATTTCTGTAATAATCATAATAAAGTATATTTTTTAATAGTTAATTTTCTTCTAAAATTTTAATTAAAGACTCAAAAGGATTTATATTTTGGTTTAAAGCAATTTCATAATTTTCTTTAATTGCTGGCAAATGTTTGGTATAATCTTCATATGATAAAGAACAGATATCTTGTATATCGTCTAACCAAATAATACCATCATTATTAAATATAGAAGAAACCTTTTGGCATCCCCAATAAATTGGAATGGTACACGTCAAAAAACAGTCCAATAATTTTTCAGTAAAATAAGAATTAGTATTGTCATTTTCAATTGCTATTGAAAAACAATAATCTTTTAACCCTTCAATTTTATTTTCTATTGGGTTAAAACCTTTTCCATATAAATCTACACATATAGGAAGATTTAAAATAAAATTATGGCGTATATGATGCCCAATAGTAAAATTTTTATTAGATGATATCATACTAATAAGTTTAGATTTTGGTGGCAAATATAAAGTTTTTGATATCCATGTTATATTTGATGGGTGAATATTTTTTACAAAAGAAAAATGTTGTAAATCATCTATACAGGTATAGATCGATGAATCAACAAATTCATTATTATTTTTTTTAATATAATTTATCAAATCTTTTAATAAAGCTGGAGATTCATGGAGCCAAACAATTGTTTTATATGATGGTTTTGAAATAAAATCATTTATGCATAATAAAATATTTTTATTACATAAATCTGGTCTAGTATTTTTTAACCTATCATGCATTATATTCCAAAATGGATATGGTCCAATAATTTCTAAACTCATATTATAATCCAATCTTTGCAATAAATATCTGACCAATTTTTTGGTGCATGAACAGAATCACCAAACCATTTAGCAGGGGCAATTGTTTTTTTGGATTCGCTTAACCACGCTCCCCACCAACTAAAAGAACTATTAGCAATAATATGATAATTACACATATTCATTAAACACATATCAATATATTTGTCAGTATTTTCAACAAATACCATTTTTCTTTTTAAGTCAGAAAAAATTTGTTTTGCCATTTCAATATCATCACTAAAAATATAAATTAATAAATCATCTGGAAGTTGATTTAAGGCTTCCGTATAGTAACTCTTTTCACATACAGGATGTACATCTGATATCTTTAAATAGTCTCCCAAACGAATATGCAAAGATATAACTGGTTCTCTTGTTAATGATCGTATATCATTTGCTTTTGCTTTAATATCTTGACTAAAATCAAATTCTCTTTGTATATGCATTCTATAATCAGCAAAATATTTTTCTGTTTGAAAATAGCCAGCAATGTCTGTATTATCTAAAAGTCCAAATATGCCAGCATTATATTCAAATGTTTTTTCTTTTATTTTATAAATTTGTTCAAGTCCAGTAGAATCTTTTGCAGACAAATTAGGAAAACATTCTGGTAAACAAAAATTATGATATTCATCATCACTTTTAATTTGAAGAGGAACACCATGAACATATTTTCGTGTTTTTGCTAATGAATATAAAGTTGCATACTGGAACATTTGATTACCAAATCTTCCATAGTGACCAATATTATTAAATGTTATCATAAGTAAATTGAATTCCTATCTTCTAAGCACTGATCAGTAAATCCTTGCCATTTGTTGGCTGATTCTCTGTTATCCGATTGATAGAAATATGGCTTATTTGGTGTGTAAACTTTTTTATAAAATTGAACTGATGCTGCACCAATATCCCATGGTTGTTGTAAATCTTCAATGCAGTGAATTGCTGCTTGCATCATTTCTGTTCTGTATTGTGGGGTAATATACAAAATAGCATGCGTTGCTAAAATTCCACCAATTCTCATATATTCTTCTGTATATCTTTTAGTTTGATATCCGCGATTTCCGCTTGATACACCAAGGTATATACCATCTGAATCATCGGGGATATCAAGTATTGGATTAAATGCTTCAGAAAATTCTGCATCATCTTCTAAAATTAGAAGTGGAGTTGAGTGCTGATTATCACCTAAAATATCAATATGGGATTGAGCACAACCAACATAATGTGCATTACTTGGTATTGTTCTTTCGGGTGCTGGAATAATTCTAGCAGATTTTCTATAAGTATGTTTAAATCCATACTTTAGAAGATTGTCTTGCATAATTTTAGCATTTTTAGTTGCTGAATCCAAATTAATCCATACGACTGGAATTTCTCTTAAATCAATAATCATAAGACCTCACAATAAATATAATACATCATATAAAGATGTCAAGTTATTTAGTTGACTTTTTTCTAAAGTACCTTATACTTCATCAAATGAATTTAGAAGACCTAAAGAATAATATTACTAAAGATTCCCAAATAGACTCTACAGAATTAGGTGTAGAGGCTCTTAAGATACCTCAAATACACGCCAAGTATCTTAATATGCTTACAGATTTTAAATTGCTTCTGACCAAGCACCAGAATGATTATGCAATTCAAAGATTGCGTAAGTGGAAAATTTTAACTGGTAAGGCTTCAAAAGAAGAATTAGAAGCATGGGGAGAAGAACCGTTTGATTTGGATCTACTTAAGACTGATGTAGAAAAGTTTATTGACGGTGATCCAAAGATGGTTGACTTAAAGTCTAGAGTGGCTGTGAATGAGATTAAGGTAAAAATGGTGGAAGAATTTTTAAAAGCCATTAATAACCGAAACTTCAATATCAAGTCTGCCATTGACTGGCAAAAAATGATGAATGGCATAGTATAAATATTATGTGGATATTGAAGTAGAATCTGTAGATGAAGTTCGTTACTACATCAAAACAGAAAAAGGAATCAAGCAAGAATTACGAGATTATTTCTCGTTTATGGTACCCGGTGCCCAGTATATGCCTATGTTCAAACGGCGTATATGGGATGGAAAGATCCGGTTATATGATATCCTTACATCTACACTTCCTCGTGGTTTAAAAACTTATCTTGATAAGTTTTGTAAAGACCGCCAATACACTTTAAATATCAAAGAGAGTAGGAATCCTTTATGTATCAAGGAAACACAGCTTGCACAATTTTACGATACTTTGGCGGTATCGGTAAAGAAAAAACCGGTGAAGATGCATATTCACCAACAGCAAGCCGTTATGCATGCTTTAAACCATCACAGATGCGTATTGATTTCTCCTACTGGTTCGGGAAAAAGTTTGATAATATACGTCTTGGTCCGGTTTCTACAATCCGTCTTATTATCAAATCGAAAGATTTTGATTCTCGTGCCTACCGTTGGTCTCGTAAATCAGATGGATTCTGATTTTTTTGATTACTCTTCTCAAGATCCATCTTGGTCTTGTAAAAAATATATTCATAAAATATCTGCTGGTTTAGACAAAGATACCAATAAGCAGATAGTAGTCTCTACATGGCAATCAATATATAAGTTGCCACGAGAATGGTTTGATCAATTTGATGCTATCTTCTTTGATGAATGCCACCAAGCCAAGGCAGAATCAATTAACCTAATTGGTCAGAAGTTAACTAAAGCATGGTTTCGTATTGGTACTACTGGTACACTAGATCAAACACAAGCACATCGTTTAAGTATAGAAGGCATTCTGGGACCTGCTGTCCAATTTATACAGACAAAGAGCCTAATGAACAAAGGGTTGCTTGCTACTCTTGCCGTTGACTGTATCGTATTGAAGTATACAGATCAAGAAAAACAGGATATGAAGAAGCAAAAATATCCTGATGAAATTAAGACTATAATAAGTAATATTAGGAGGAATGAATTTGTCAAAGAACTCGCAATTCACACCAAAGGCAACACACTCATCCTCTTCAACTACGTCGAAGGACACGGGAAACCTCTCCACGCTCTCATTGAGGCAGCAGGAACGGATAAAAAAGTATATCTTATTCACGGAAAAACAGAAGGTGAAGCAAGAGAATCTATTCGCCGCATCGTGGATACAGAAACTAACGCCATATTGGTTGCGAGTTACGGTACTACTAGTACTGGGATTAACATTGTCAACATTGATAATCTTATACTCGCCTCTCCTACTAAATCTGTAATTCGTTTACTACAGAGCATTGGTAGAGGTTTACGAGTATCTTCTAAAAAGAAAACTTTGAAAGTTTATGATATCGTTGATGATCTTTGTTACAAGTCATACAAGAACCATGTTTACAGGCATTTTGAAGAACGAATCAAAATTTATAAAAAAGAAAAGTTTGATTATAGAATAATGTCATTGCCACTGCCTACCGATGATAAATAAATTAGGAGGGTTACTATGTCTGACGAAGCACAAGAAACTCCCTGTGATGGTATTGTAAGAGTTGTAAAGCTTATGAATGGCGAAGAACTATTAGGAATAGTTCAAGATGTTTGTACAAACCACATTTCAATGATACTTCCAGCAAAAGTTGAAACAGCGTATTCAAAAGATGAAAATGGATTAATAATTGAATATGTTAAATTAACAAATTATGCAGCAAGTGTAAAAAATAGTGAAATTGTTTTAAATAAAAATGCAATCATGTTTATTGGTGATCCAATTTCAGATATGCTAGTAATGTATGAAACATTTTCTGAAGCCATGAAAACAGATCCAGAATCAGTTAGAACGAGTACATCGGGTGATGGTGTATCTAACCCACAGGCTGGACTTATGATGCTAAATGAACTTTTTAATAATGAAGATTTTGTAAATTTTGTAAATGACATGATTGACAGTTTTGAGGGGTCAGAGGTCATATTGGATGAAGAATTAGAAGAAATAGAAGAATCTGAGCAGCAGGAACCCACTGTAGAGGATCTATTGGTTGAGGAGGCTCCGAAGCCACCTAAGCCTGTAAAACGCCGTACAATGAATCCTGAAACTAAAAAGCTACCATTTAATCCAGAGAGCAGCCCAAATTCAGCTGAAAGCTGGTCCGATAATCCAGAAGATTATATTTAAAGCATATTATTCAAATTTTCTGGTACATCAGGGCAGAAATCATAATAAGCAAATTTAAACTGACATGTCGCTTTTTGTATTATTGCATCTGAACTATCGGATTGAAAAACCAACCCACTCAGTTTACTGGGAACAATATAATTAAATCTTACTTTTGTTACTGGGCAATTAGTAGAAGCACTGTAAATTATTAAATTTGCTTCATGATGCCAATCTTGGTAATCAGCATTATAGTCAGTATCATTTTCTATGTTTGCTAAATTTCGCATCCAAGAATAAATGCTTTGCCAATTTTCTAAATTTGAATCAACTATAAATTCTACATTTAAAGTTTCGTAGTTGAACTGCATTGTTGGAATAGGAATTGTTGTACCTAAAGTAGTTGGTTGATTTACTTCTGGAATTGTACAACCTGGTAAATTTGCTTTTTGGCAATTTAATTCAAATTGTTTAGTTCCTCTTCCAAAAAATAAATTAAAGTAACTATTATATAGTGGATTTAAATTTGTTGTGCAGCTCATATTATTATTTATTTAAAAACAAAGACCTCCCCATTTCTGGGGAGGTCTCGAAATTTTAATTACTTACTTTCCGTTTGATTAGAGAGTGTTACCGTGTAGATGGGTAACGTTGGTCAAGCGGTAGTATTGGTTCAACCCAGCAGTCAAGGTATCGCCGTCAGGAATCTTGGTGGTGTTGTTAATAACGAATGGATTAGCAACTACACCATAACGAGTCTTGAATGCAATACGTGGTTGGAAAGTGTTAGGATCAACTGCACGTACCATTTGTAGCGGAACGTATGGGCAGTAGAACAGACCAGCATCGTATGGCGACTCACCCTTATAACCAGTAACGAAGAAGTTAACTCCTAGTGGTGAATATGGATCGATATAGACGCGGATCTTACCACTCAGAACACCAGCAAAGGTGCTTTGAGTATCATCAGCACTCATTTGTGGAGCAATACCAGGGCTGAGGCTCATGAAGCCAGACATGGCTAGAGCAGCAGCAGTATCGCTGTCACAGATGATGAAGTTACCCTTACCACGGCGGGTTTCCTTAGCGATTGCATTGCATTCGCGTTCGATTTGGAAACTGAGACCACGGAAGCGTTCTGCCGACCAACGACCATCAGAATCTTGGTCAAGATCGTAAACACCTTTTTGTACAAGGTCATTTTGTTGTGAACCAGCCTTAGCAACAAAGTAAATGGTCTTGACGATTTCACGATTGATTTCGGCAAGAATTTCTGTGCTGAGAAGATTGGCCAACTCTGCTTCTGCATCTAGTCCGTGAACAGCCTTCAAGTCTTGTGCAAGTTCGACAGTGTAATTACTGCTTAGTGCACGAGTCTTAGCTTGTACTGCAACACGGTCAATGCTGAAGTTCATTTGATTCCAAGATGCATATTGTGCACCACCTGCACCACCAGCACTACCAATACCTTCACCATAATTGGTGAGGATACCACGTAGGGCAGAAAGTTGAGCAGCGGTTGATGTTACACCTGAAGTAAAGTTCCAACCTGCAGAAAGACCCGATCCAGCGGTAATACCACCGAAGGCACCAATGGTCCAACCCGAACCACCGAATTGTGGTTGTGGTTCTTGGAACATAGCTTCGGTATATGTTGTATTTGCATAAGTACCACTTGCACCAGCACCACCATAATTAGAGCGCATGGCAAAAATTAGGCCTGTTGGAGCGGTCATTGGTTGAACGCCACAGATATCATATGCCATTAGATTCGGCATAGCACGACGAATCAATGAAATGAGTACTGGGTCGTAACCGGAAACTTGACCGGTGTTGTAACCAGTGGAGGTGGATGGACCACCGAGGTTGTTGTTACCACCCATATCTTCATAGAGGTGCTGTTGACGAATGGCCTGCTCTTGGTTCTCTAAAAGAACAGCAGTAACCTTTCTACGATAATCATCCTTAATTGCAGGAAGAGCCTCGTGATTGAGGACTGGATTCCATTTTTCTGTTAAAATATCATACGGTGTGTTTTCTTGAAATTGCATAGTAGTTAATTCTCCTAATGAGTTAAATTATTTAGTAAAGTGAAATATTAGACTCTTTTGTTAAGTCTACCTAATGCGCCAACGTAGCTTTCGACTAGAGTTGTTGGAGCTTGTTTTACGGCTGAGAACGTTTGCTCAGGTTCAGTTTGACGGACTGGAGCTGGGCGACGATTCATGTAATTCTCACGAATAGCAACGAGCTTTTCGCGATATTCTTCTGGTGTGGTGAAGTTTACGTTTTCCATTAAATTTTGAAGCTTGGAAATTTGAGTATCAGCCAAATCGCGTGTTTCGGCAACAAAGATGCCAGCGCATTCGGTTAGTGATACTTCCTTGCGAAGATCCATGGTGTACTTAACGGATTCATTGAGTTTGTTTTCCAAGTCTCTATTTTGAGCATAGAGTTCATCAAGAACGTTGTACTTCTCGGAAGGAACATCAATATAATGGTTCTCAAAGAGATTCTTCAAACCACCGATAAAGTTTTCAGCAATTTGAGTCTTAATGCCTTGTTCAACGGCGACAGCATTATCTGTCATCCATTCTTCAACAACGTAATCTAGATAATCGTCAACCTTCTCAACAAGAGATTCGGTTACGGTATCAAGATAATTCTTAACGTTTTCATCAACTTCTTCAACGATAGATGCTACTTTTCTTTCTACGCGGTCTGAAACTGCGGCTTCAAAGATGGCATCAAGTTGATTGACCAAAGAAGCAGGAACGTCTTCGCCTAAGAGAGACATCAAAGCATCGTGGAATTGCGCTCTAGTTTCTTCAGTGGTTTCGACTGGTTCGTCTTCGCCACCTTCTTCCATTTCTTCTTCATCTGAATCTTCATCAGAAGATTGTGTTGGGGCTGCACGCATACCAGCGGAGGCTGACATGGTAGCCGGAACTCCTGGCTTACCCATACCAGCAAAGGTAGCAGGCATTGCATTGAGAACTGGTTGGGCAATCATATCAGATCCACCCAGTGCATCACGTACACCACCTCCGGCACTTTGTCCGTAGCCAGTTGCCATACCGGTAGAGTCTGCTTCAGAAATCATATTATTTTTCTTGTTTTTCATGTGAAAGGAATCCTTGTAAATTATTTATATATTTAGTAACTTTACGGGTAACCAGGTAATTTATATCCTAGAGCCGATAACCGTTTTGCTTCTTCTGCTTCTTTAGCTGCTTTGATTGCTTTAGCTATTGGAGATTCTTCATCTGCAGAAGCACTTTGTGGAATTTCAAGTGGAACCCAGGGTTTTCCAGCTCCTTGTGCTGCTAGGGCAACTTGATTGATACCCATTTTTTTAACATTTGCATCAAAGTAATTTGCACCACTTAAATCAGCAAGATTATTCAACATACCTGCTGCTAAATCTCCAGGCAACCCAGCTGCAAATTTAGCTGCGGTTCCAATTATTGGTAAATCAGTTACAGCTCTTGGAAGCATTTTACCAATCAATCCACCTGTTGCTCTAGCCGCACCAGCAAGCCCACCTAATACTTTGCCTGCTCCATACATACCCATCGCACCGGTCATGTTAATACCAGAATCACCAAACAAAGTAGACTTTGATCCTATACCAGTTTTTTTAACTTTAACTCCGGGAACTGGAAGAGCAGCAGATCCAGTTGGAGAAACTTTAGTTATTGGAGTAATTCCAGTACCACCACCAGATCCAGTGGGAGGAACAGCCTCAGTTAAAGTAAAGGCTTCTAGAAATTCACGATCCAAATTACATGTAATTCTTTTATTTAAAGATTCTATCAAGTAATTTTGAGTTTTAACTGAGAGTGTTGATTTCATGATAATTTGCGAAAGTAATCGTTAAATACTTTAACGATGTTTTTGTTTAAATTTCTTTTTGAAGATTCATGAATTAATTTTTTAGCAGCAGAGTGTTCTCTTTCTTGCCAACTACCATGGACAAACATCCATTCGCGACCTTCCATGATTCCATTTACAAATGCATTTGGAGCAGATGGATCAGCAACGATATCAATGGCGGCTAACATAAAGTCTTCTTGAACTTCTTGGTAACCATTCTTGGACTTTAAAGAACCCATACCACGAGTAGATACACCGAGTTGTGCACCTTCATCAATGAGATTTTTTACAATTTTACCCATTGGAGTATCAAGAACTTTGGCTTTGCCATAGACGTTTTTGCCGTCTTCATAAAGTTCTTTTACAATGTGCGAAACTCTATCCAAATTTACAGTAGGACCAGTTGGGTGGTTAAGTTCACCCATGGCTCTTCCCTTTGCAACATATTCAGTGATATATCGTTTGCACTCTTTGAGTAAAGTGTTTTGTGGGTAGATACGTCCATTTCGGTTTTTGGTATCGGATTGCATGAAGACACCTTCAATAAAGTATGTCTTCTCGCCATTTCCGAGATTTTCCTTAATGTACTTGATGTCTTCAGTTATTTCCGTAATTAATTTCATTGTTTAGTCTTTGGCTTTAAAATCTGTTTTGCTACATTCTTGTATTGTTCTTCTAAACGATGAGCAGCTTTTCCAAACAAAACTTTGCCAGTTTGTTCTTTAAAAGCAACAGCATTTTCTTCTACGATATTTTTTAGCATTTGCCGAACGTTGTTTTTCATAATAGTTTCGTTACCTTCTGTGAAAAATTGATGTGCTCTTTGAATTTGATTCCATCTTCAAATATTTCTGAAATCATTTTTTGTCTGTTTCGTGGATTCAAAGATTCAAACAATTGTTTCAAACTATGGATTTCAGATTCAGTAATATTTATACTTGAACCATTTTTAAAGTTATAAACTCCACCTTTAAAATCATTAATAAAGTCTATAAATTCTTTGAGTTCTTTGGTGTTTTCAGTATTTGTATCCCTAATAAACAACTTACGTTCTACTAAATTTTTGGAATCTTTTACGGTTTTATCTAATTTTATAGCCAAAGTTTGAATAATGTTTTGTTTAAAAAAATTATTGTTTTCGGCTAATAAACTTTTAACTCCGTGTTTTAATAATAATTTTGTGGTAGGTATCATTGTTGTTGTCCTGCGTCCTCTGCTGACATGCCCTGTGCTGCCTGTTGTGCAGCCATCGCAGCCTGTTCTTGTGCAATACGTTGACGATCAATTGCCATTTCTTTTTCAAGACCTTTGAGTTCTTCAGGAGTGTAACGCAATATATTTCGTTTAATGTATTCTGTTGAGAAATATTTACCAACATACGGTTCAACATACGACAACATTTTAACACGTTCTGCAAGAATTTCTGCTTCTTTTAGATCCCAGAAATAATTATCAGTAGTAAAAATAACATTGATGTCATTCTTTAAATGTCGCCAGTCTTCATCTGTCATTACACCTTTGAGTAACAACTGAACTCTTAATGTATCAAGGAATAACCTTGAGAATTGAAAACGTAGACGATCAACAAACTTATAGAATTTAATTTCTTCACGAGAGATTTCTGTGGATCTACCCATGTTGAAACCATTTGTCTCTGGTTGTAAACGGCTCATCGGAACGTTTAAGCAACCATAGAGTTTCTTTTTGAAGTATTCTGCATCTTCAATTTGTGAAAGAGATTGAGCACCGGGAAGAGTAGTAATTTCTGTACCACGTGAACCTTCACGACGAGGTAACCAGTAATCTTCCAATACAGACATGTGCTTACGCTCATCTCTTACTTCACCGGTATCTTGGTTATACGTGAGGCGTGTACGGAAACGGCTCATCATATCGCGCATGTATTGTTCAGCTTTTTGTTTTGGTAACTGACCAACATCTACGTAAAAAATACGACGTTCTGGGGCACGTGCAATTCTATAAACCAACAAGGCATCTTCCATTTGACGCAACATGTTTAGTGGGCGAATTGCTTTGTGCAAATAACCTAAAACACGTTTGCTATTTAAATCAACCAAGCCAGATGGAACATAAACAACACTGTCCAAGGACAAATGAAGACCTTGAGGACCAGTAAGTACATAAGATTCTTTATCTGTATTGGTATAAATGTAATATTCTTCGATATCTTTAATGATAGATACCATTTGATTTTTTGCAGATTTATCAACTTCTTTATGTACCTTACGAACTTTTTTAATCTTTAGAGGATCAATTGGTATGATGTCTTTGATACCTTCATTTGGTAGTTCTTTATCAATAACTAAATTATAATAAATCTTAGAATCAATATACCATCTTCTAAAAATTTCATATGATTTATGATTAAAATCTAATAGATGTAAGATTGTATCAAATTCTTTATATATTTTTGTTTTGATTTGATCAGAAACTGGGCAGTGTGTTAAATCTAACTTGACTGGTTTATGATCGGTTCCCTGAACTATCGAAGCATTTACAATTTCATCAATTGCATTATCTAATTCTGGATATACAGACATATTTCTGTACATGATAATTGATTGAGTTTCATCGCGTGTAGATGCAGCATAGTCAAGAGCTGTACCAAAAAACCCACCAGCTTCAATTGTAACCGTACCATCGTAAACTTCTGGTGCAGTTATAGCCTGTATAGGACTAGCCTGTTGTAGGCTTTTCTTGTTCTCGTCCTTTTTCTTACCAAAATAAAATCCTAATAGCGGTAGTTCCATGTTTCACCTTGTTAATCTTTTGTAATATCACTAATTTCAATATAATCAAACGCAATAATGACGTTAAATCTATTTAACGTATTTGGATTACCCATATTAAGTGGAATCGGTTGAATTCCGGTAGGCCAACAACCATTCAAAATCCATTCTTTTTGTGGATTTTGATTACCATTTATATCTAAATGTTGAATTTTCCAATTATATGCTTTATAATCATCTGGATCTATGGTGCTAATATTGCTATCATGATCATTAATAAAATTTTGCCATTTTTGGATTTGACCCCAAATATTATTACTACCAGTATCATCCAAAGCATTGAAAGACCACGTACCATAATCTCTTTCTCCGGGATAGTGATACCATCTTCCAAAATGTTGGTAACTAATTGTTTTTACTGCTGAATTTGGAATTGTTGTAGCGGTAACATGATAATCAGTAAATCCACCACCCGTTGGAAAACTACCCGTAATACGAAAACGGTTTTTTCTATTTCCACCAAAGAAATTGTTTTTAAAATCATTAATAAGCATTTTAAGTATTATAATTGTCTTGTATTTTTAAGTAATCAAAAGTTAAAGTAGTACTAAAAGAACTAAATCCTGCATCTCCCATGTTTAATTCCACTTCACCTACAACTGATGGCCAACATTTATATAGTGTTATTGTTTTTAACAAACCACCATTTGCATCTAATTGTTTTACAATCCATGTTTTTTGTAAAGTATCATAATTAAAATCATTAGAATCTACTAAATGGTTGTAATGTCCATCCATTAATTCTGACCATGTGTGCATCGATTTCCACAGATTTTGGCTATTATTATCATCGTATATACCAACTGCCCATGTGCTGTACTGTCGATCTCCGGGCAACAATAACATTCTACCGCGATAAGGAACCGGAATTGTATTTATTTGCGTTCCCGGTAGAGATGCCGATACCATTTTAAAGGTAGCATCGGATTGAGTATACGGAACCTTTGTAGGCCATGAAGGAACAACAACAAAACGGTTTGCACGGGTTCCTCCATTAAACCCGTTTTTAAAATTAATTATGGAGTTTCTGTTTGCCATTATTGTGTTACAACAGTTAGTGATACTTCAAAACTATCCAAGCTCAAAATTGGTTGAACAACAACGGACATATTAAGTGATGTATTAAAATCAGTATTGTTTGTACTATCGCATGTAATTTGTGTAGCTGCTGTAAACAAAAATTGACTATATCTGCTAAGAGCTGTTCTTATTTCAGAGGTTACATATGTTCTTGTTTGTGTATCGTTGGGTTGGAACAAATATTTCATACCAATATTTGTTAAATCTTGATATATTGCAGATTTAAGTTTAGATACACCAATTCTGTCTTCAGCTATAATTGTCGCATTCGCTGTTACACCAACCAAATCTGCTCCTAAGAAATTAGGAGCACTTTGATTGTTTACAAAGAAATTTAAACGATTTGTTTTTAATAATTCTTTTAAACTGCTACTCCATTCAATAGCATTGCTTATATTTCCATTCAATACTTTTGCAAGATTTATACCTGCAACAGTTAAATATAGCTGATTTCTATTTTTAGATCTAGCAAAAAACCCACCAACATCCCCTACTGCTGGAATATTGTAAGTAATTTTACTACCAGTAACTAAAGATGTAGTATCTAAGTCAGCAACTGTTTTAATACCATACACATTAAACATTCTATCTGCTATTTCTCCAGTGCAGTTACCAGACAAAGATGCATAATCACCCATAGTTAAACCATTACCTGTAATACCTAATGAATCAGCTATGGATGGGAAAATACCAGTAGAATAATCTTGAGAAATTAACCATTGGACTAAATTGCTGGTTGCTTCTTGACCAATAATAACATCTAATTTTTTATTTGTATCTGTTTGATATTTGGTAAATCCAGTAAGTCCACCTGTAATAACTAATGTTCCACCATATGCCAAATAATTAATTGCATGTAAAAAGTCATTACCAACAGTTCTTGGAGTTATACGAGTAACATTTTGAACAACACTGCCTTTTTCAAACATTCCATATGTACCACCTGAATTTGGTGCACTTACCATAAAACTAGTAATTCCAGAAAGTTTATTTAAATCTCCTGCCAAAGCTTGAGGATTAGTATATACAATATAAGTATCGCCTGTAGTTCCCTGTGGTGGGGTATACTTATATCGTCTGGAATAAATAAGCCATCCAAATAAACCACCTGGATCGTTACCTGCTGCGCCAGAAACACCGTTAAATGTTATACCGGCATAGGTTGAACCCATTTGCATACCTGCTAAAAGCTTTACAGATGTACTTTCTGTGGTATATTGGTTAGTACTGATAAATGAGC